GCTTCAGCCGCTCAAGCCGCCGAAGCTGGCGCTGTGATGATCTGGGCAACTAGGGCCGGGCAGGCGCGCAATCGCCGCAACGCAGGGAGGACCTTATGAGCTTCGAGATGCGGCGTGCGGCCCGGATGGCGATGCGCGGGGTACCTGAGCGCCTCGGGATGCAGTTCGCCCGCGGGAACATCGAGATGCGGGCCAAGCCGGACGGAACCGGCGGGACGGCGTTCACCTGGGAGGGGTACGCCACCGTGTTCGATGCGCCGTTCGAGATGTGGGATCAGGACGGGGAGCCGTTCACTGAGCGCGTCGCCCAGGGCGCGGCGTCACGGACGCTGAGCAACCCGAACCTGGACGTGCCGTTCCTGATCGGCCACAACTCGGCTGGCATCCCGCTGGCCCGGACCAAGTCCGGGACGATGCAGCTGTCACAGGACTCCCACGGCGTCCTGTCCTACGTCCCGTCGATGGACGGGCGCCGCGAGGAAGTGCGGGCGCTGGCCAGCGCGGCGGAACGAGGCGATATCGATGAGATGTCGCTGGCGTTCGTGTGCGTCCAGCAGCAGTGGGACCGCGACTTCGAGACGCGGACGATCCTGGAGATGGACCTGCACCGCGGTGATGTGTGCGCGGTGACGCACGGGGCGAACCCGGCGACGGCCGGATCGCGGATGTACGCGGCGGAACAGCTGGCATTCCGGCGTCCCGCGGCGATCGGGGGCCCGGTGATGATCGGAAGGGAACGCAGGATGCAGGCTGAGCAGCGGATGCCGGTCGCGCCGTATGAGCGGGGTGCTGACGAGCATGTGACCTGCGGGCAGTGCCGCAGCGGGAATGACTGCGACGCCGCCTACTGCGACCAGTGCGGGACCGAGCTGAACCCGCTGATGACGTACTGCGAGCACCCGGACGATACGCAGGTGTGCCCGTGGTGCCGGCTGCTGAACAGCCCGGACGCGAAGGTCTGCGACCAGTGCGGGCGCGGGATGGTCAACGATCACGACGGCGACGACCCCGGTTACGCGGGCGGTACCTCGTCGTGGCGTTTCGACCTGGACTGCTACGGGTCGCGGCGCCCGGCCGAGCGGCGCGCGGCGCTGAGCACGGCGGACATCAACGACCTTCCGGACTCGGCGTTCGCGTACATCGAGCCGGGCGGCACCAAGGACGCTGACGGCAGGACTGTACCGCGGAGCAAGCGGCACTTCCCGGTCAACGACGCGGCGCACGTCCGGAACGCGCTGGCCCGCGCGCCGCAGTCCCCGTTCGGCGACAAGGCGATGCCCGCGATCAAGGCGGCGGCGGCGAAGTTCGGCGTCCAGGTGGCCGGGCAGCACGCGGCGCCCCGCCGCGCGGAGCTGCGGGCGGCGCACGCGGCGTTCACCGGCACCCACACGCACGCGCACCCGGCGTACGGGGACCAGGGGAGCGACGCCACCCACGAGCATGAGCACGCCCACGACGGCGACGCCGGCCACGGCCACTCGCATGAGAGCCGGGCAGCGGGACGCCCGGTGGAGCGGCGGGCGTCGGCATCCGAGGATCTTGACGTCGCGACCGCCAGCGACTACGACGCCGCGGCGGCCGGCCACACGCAGCCGTGCCAGACATGCGCCAGCAACGGCGTCAGCAACGGGCGCCTGAAGCACCCGGTGACGGGTGCCAACGGCCAGGTGTGCCCCGGCTGCCACGGCACCGGCGCCGTGGTGACGGTCGATGACTCGACAGGCATCCCGGGTGAGGAGCAGCAGCTGTCGGCGGCCGCCGTCATGGAGCGGCGCCGCCGTGAGCTGGAGCTGGAGGAACTTGCCCGCGCCTGATCTCATGCCGCATACTGGGCCGTAGTTACAGCAGTGTGATTTTGCCCCGGGGCCCGCGCCCCGGTCGCGCTCCCGCTTTTCGCGGGACCGGCGGCCACGCGCCAGCTTCCACGCAGATGACGGTCACACGTTTCCCTCAGTCATCTCTGCGTGGAGGCACCGTGCCTGACGACGCCCTTATCGGGCAGCTAGAAACCCGCCGCCAGTCCCTGGTCACGGCGAACCGCGAGATCCTCTCGGCGGCCGCCGGCCGGACGATGACGGCAGAGGAGACCACCGCCTACGACGGCAACATGACGGAGGTCCGGGCGCTGAACAGCCGCCTGGACGACCTGCGCGACGAGGCGGCCCGCGAAGCGCGCGGCGCCGCGGCCCGCGCGGACGGCACCACCACCACCGCCGGTACCGGCGATGCCGTGACCGTGACGCGTGAGCCGCAGATCTACGAGCGGTACAGCCCGCACTCCTACTTCGCTGACCTGGCGCGGATATCGCTCAAGCGGGGCGACGGCGACGGCGGCCCCGGGCATGCCGAGCAGCGGCTCAGCCGGCACCGCGACGAGCTGAATGTCGAGCTGCCCGCGCGCCGTGAGCGGCGGGCGCGTGCCGCGTCCCGCGAGCTTGAGGCCCACACCCAGGAGAGCCTGTCCGCGCTGCCGTCCCGGGTGCGGCGCCGGGAAGAGCGGCGGATCGAGCAGTGGCTCGGGCTGGGGATGCCGGTCTTCGAGCGCCGCGCGGTCAGCCAGACCCCGGGTGACGGCGGCTACTTCATCCCGCCGCTGTGGCTGGTGGATGAGTACACCGAGTACCTGCGTGCGGGGCGCACGCTGGCGAACCTGTGCCATTCGATGCCCCTGCCGACGGGTACCAACAGCATCAACATGCCGATCATCACGACCGGTTCGGCGACCGGCCCGCAGGCATCCGACGGTGCTGACGTCGGGTCCCGTGACCTCGCGGACAGCTACGTGAACGCCCTGGTCCGCACGATCGCGGGCCAGGAAGACGTGTCGATGCAGTGGCTCGACAACAGCCCGATCCCCGTCGACCGGGTGGTCTTCAAGGACCTCACGGCGGACCAGGCGCAGCAGGTCGACGGCCAGGTGCTGCTGGGCTCGGGCACGCAGGGCCAGATCGCGGGCATGTACCCGCAGGGAACGATCACGGGCGGGTCGACGCCGGGCATCATCGTGAACACGGTGACGGGCCTGACGACCGCGCAGTGGGTCGGGGCGAACTCGTTCTATCAGGGCATCGGGCAGCTGCTGTCGAAGATCTCCCGGCTGCGGTACGCCAACGCCTCCGGTCTCGCCACCAACCCGGCCGCATGGTTCGCGATGGCTACCTCGGTGGACGGCAACCAGCGGCCGCTGGTCGTGCCGGCCGCGCAGGGCCCGTGGAACGCGGCTGCCCAGATGAGCGACCCGGACTATGAGGGTGTTGTCGGCGGGATCCTGGGCCGCACCTGGCATGCGGACAACAACATCCCGCTGACTTTCGGCGGCGCGACGACTGCCCCGTCGATGGCGTCGCTGTCGGCGGGTCACACGGCGCCGGTGGACGGCACCGGATCGGGGAACACGTTCACTCCGGCGATCGCAGCCGTGTGGGATGACCTGCTGCTGTTCGAGGGCGAGGTCCGCACCCGCGTTCTGCAGGAGGTCCTGTCGGGCACCCTGCAGGTCCGGTTCCAGCTGTACAACTACATGGCGTTCATCCCGAACCGGTACCAGAACGGGGGCACCGTCGTCTCCTACGGCAACGCCAACTCCGGCACGACGCCCGGCGCGGCGCTGTCGACCGGTGCCAGCGGCGGCCTCGTCGGCTTCTGATCATCCAGCCCGGCTCATTACCTAGAGGGAGAAGAACTCCACATGGCAGACCTGACAAGCGGCCGGTACCCGGGCGCTGAGGAAGAGTGGGCGCTGGACGGCATGCCCGTCCCGCCTTACAGGCGCACCATCAGCAGGCGCGACATCACGACTGCTGCTATCCCGACGGTCACCACGCTGAACGTCTACGCGGTCCCCGTGCAGGTCGGCGACATCTTCAACTTCGTATCGTTCCTGGTGAAGACAGCAGGCGGGACGCTGACCCACTCGTGGGTGGCGCTCTATAACGGTGTCGCAACCGGAGCGGCGCTGCTGGCTCAGTCCACCGACAACACCACGGCGACCGGATGGGCGACAGGAGCGCAGAAGATCACGCTCGCCGCCTCCGCAGCCAACGTCGCGACCGAGGGCATCCCGCAGGGGCCGAATACGGGCGCGATCGTGGCGAGCGGCCCGGCAGTGTGGGGTGTCGCGTTCTACCAGGCCGGGACGACCGGCAACACGATCGACGGCGCACCGGGCAGCCCGTCCAGCGTCGCCGGCGCGATCGCCGTGACAGGGCAGAACCCTATGTACTCCACGGGCACCCTGGCAGCAACCGGGACCGCCCCGTCGGTGCTGCCCACGATGACGGCGCAGCCGGGATTCATCCCCTACCTGCTGCTGAGCAGGCAGTAAATGACTACCCGCGCCGGCGTCCTCGCGGGCCTGCAGCAGGAGCTGCGGCACGCGAAGGACGCCGGCGAGGTCGCCTACATCCGGGAACTTGAGGCGCAGATCGCGCGGTACAGCGCGGGGAGCCCGGCCGACCCGGCGAAGGAAACGACAAGCAGCCGCCCCCTGGCCGCGAGAAAGAAGACCGATGGACATCGTGCAGGCAGCTGAGAACCTCCGGGCCCACTTCGAGACATTCGCCGCCGACGCCAAGGCCAAGCTCGAGCAGGAGCTGCCCGTCGTCGCCGACGTCGCCGCCAGGACGGCCAGCAATCCCGCGTTCGCCGCGCTGACCGCCGCGGTGCACCTCGGCGACGCGCCGGAGGTGCTGGCGACGATCGCGGACATCATCACCAAGACCGATGCGGCACTGGGTGCCGCTAAGGCCGCGGGCGCGGCTGAGGCGCAGGCCGCCGCGGCCGCGCAGCCGGAAGAGCAACCTGACGCCGCGCCCGCACCCTGACCCTCCTACCGCAGGCAAAACGAGAGGAGGTGAGCGGTGCCCGCTACCAGCCCGTGGTTCCCCGGCAGCATCGTGCCGCTCACCTGGACCAACACCGACACCACCGGCACCCCGCAGAACGCCGCCACCGTCACCGTCACCGTCACGCTGCCCGACCAGTCGACCGCTGCACCCGCAGTGACCAATACGGGGACCGGCGTGTACACGGCGGACTTCGCGGCGACGCAGGCCGGACACCACGTCATCTTGTGGGTCGCGACCGACCCTACCTATCCGGGTGCGTGGGCCGACAGCTTCGAGATCCAGGAATCCGCCGACCCCACCCTCGTCAGCCTGGCTGAGGCGAAGGACATCCTGCACCTGACCGGCACCACATCGCAGGACCTGGTGCTGCAGGGCTTCAACGCGGCCGCCACCGGCGTCGCCGAGTGGACATGCGGCGCCCTGGTCACCAGGCAGTACACGGAGATCATCCGTGCGAACGGCCGGGCGCTGCAGCTGTCCCGTGCTCCCGTCCGGACCGACCTCGGCACCACGATCGACACGACCTACCAGCGCAACGGGGCCACCACCAACGGCCTGGTGTCGGTCACGCCGCTGCTGTCGTACGGGTTCATGTACGCCCTCGACCAGCTGATCACCGACGCCGACACCGGCATCGTGCGGCACGCCGCCGGGTTCCCGTTCTTCTACACCGCCGACTACCTCGCGCAGTACGAGGTCATCTACTGGGCAGGCCGCAAGATCATCCCGGCGGCGGCCTACCAGGGTGCCCGGATCATCCTGGAGCACCTGTACCAGTCCACGCGCGGCGGCACCGCGGCGCAGGACCTCGCGGCGGGCGAGTCGGCGACCGTGGTACCCGGGTTCGGGTACGCGATCCCGAACAGGGCGCTGGAGCTGTTCGCCACAGTCGAGGGCAGCAGCATCGGGGCGTTCGCATGACGACCACGAGCCAGATCCCTGCCGTGACCGACTGGCTGGTGGGCGCCGCCGGGAACAGTGCGGCGCTGGCGGGCGTGGCGGTGTTCGACGGGCCGCAGGTGCCCGCGGCGACGCAGAGCATGGAATCGGTGCTGTGGATCGGCGCCGACCCGGCGGACCTGGGCGGCGCGGCTGCCGAGGCCACCCAGGACTGGCCGGTCATGGACTATGCCCGGACCCGCGACGAGGACGGCGTGATCACCTGCTCGGCGCAGCACTGGTCGGGTGACACGACGATCAAGACGCACCGGGACGGCGCGGCCGGGATCGTCGCGGCGGTGGAGCTGCTGCTACGCGGCACGCCGGGGACCGGCGGCCCGGGTGACGCGTCGATGGGCGGCCTGGTCATGTGGTCCGGGGTGGCCGGCCCGTACCAGTGGTACCCGCGTCAGGTCGCGGCCGGCGCCCTGATGCTCGTCACCTTCCGCATCACCTACCGGGCCCGGCTCACGACCAGCTAGGAGCGACATGCAGCAGATCAGGTGCATCAAGGCGTTCGGGAACGCACAGCCCGGCGACGCGTTCGAGGTGCCGGACGGGGCGCTGACGGACCCGGAGTACTGGGAAGTCGTCATAGCCGCGCCGCCGTCCGCGTCGGCGGTGAGGACCGCCGTCCCGGCCGCGCCCGTCACGCCCGCACCGGTTAAGGAAGGTGCCTGATGGGAAACCTTGAGTCCGGTCTCGCCGGTCAGTGGTGCGCCATCGACGAGGCGACCTACGGTGTCGTCCCGTCGCTGTCGTCGGCGAAGTTCTACGTGTGCGATTCCGACACGCTGAAGCTGCGGAAGGTCCCGAAGCAGAGCACCGGCATCTACGCCGGGGCGCTGCATGACACGGCGGCGCGGCGGGTCATCACGGAGTACAGCGCGGGCGGCGGCCTGATAATGGACCTGCCGCAGCGGTACATGCA